ATGAGCCAATAAAGGCATAGCATACAGGAGACTACACTAATGTACTTAACATACGACTACCCCAGCCAAGTTAGAATCGCAGTAACTAACTCAATCAAACGTACCTTTAAAGCAGTAACTAAGTTCCTTACCTCTATTGGTACTTCATTAGCTAAAGCACAGCAGATGAGAGCTGACTTCTGGTTACTTAACAACATGAGTGACAAACAACTAAAAGACATCGGTATTACCCGTGGTGAAATCAAACAACGGTTCTACGGTACAGATAGTCAAACATGAGAAAGTAGTGTAATGGCACGTAACTTAACAGAGAACCAACAGAAGTTTCTTGAAGTCTTATTTGATGAGGCGGGAGGCGATGTTGTACGTGCCAAGCAGTTAGCTGGGTATAGTGATAAGACTCCTACAAGACTTATTGTTGAATCTCTAAAAGACGAGATTAACGCAGCAACTCGTACTCACTTTGCTCGTTCTGCTCCTAAAGCTGTTATGGCTCTTGTAGGTGCTCTCAATGACCCTACAGAGCTAGGCATTAAAGACAAGATGGCTGCAGCTAAGGACTTGCTTGATCGTGCAGGACTTGGTAAGGTAGATAAAGTAGATGTTACTTCTAATGGAGGTGGTATCTTTTATCTGCCCCCTAAAGAAGGTAATAATGAGTAACAGTGGCCCAGTACGACTACGATAGAGACTTAGGATTCTGGGAGTTACCCAGACCTTTAAAAGGTAAAGAGAAGGAATGGCACGTAGTAGCACGTGTAACAAACCGTCAGATCCCTTTTGGTTATAGGGTACATCCTGATAATGACAGGCTCTTAGAACCTATACCAGAAGAGTTAGAAGCATTAGAGGTTGCAAAGCGTCACTTAAAGCAGTATTCTTATCGTGAAGTAGCAATATGGTTAAGTAAGACTACTGGACGCTACATATCTCATATGGGCCTACACAAGAGAATCAAAATTGAGCAAAAACGTAAGAAATCAGCTACAATTAAACGCAAGCTTGCCCGAAGGCTCGAAGAAACGCTCTCGCAAATCAAGAAGCTCGAAGAAGGCCGTATCGGTAGCTACAGTATCCCAGAAGACTGAGGAGCCTAAAGCAGTACCAGCTACTGCTAAAGCCGCTGAGTTTGATGCAGACATTGCACAAGAGGTAGTATTTAAGCCTAACCCAGGCCCACAGTCTAACTTTCTTAGTGCATCAGAGCGTGAAGTACTTTATGGTGGCGCAGCGGGTGGTGGTAAGAGCTACGCCATGTTGGCTGATCCACTACACGGATTAAACGATCCTAACTTCTCAGGATTGTTGGTGCGACATACTACGGAAGAACTAAGAGAACTCATACAAAAGAGTCAGGAGTTATACCCTCGTGCAGTACCTGGAATTAAGTGGTCGGAACGTAAATCACAATGGACTTCTCCTCAGGGCGGAAGACTTTGGATGTCTTATCTCGACAAAGACACCGATGTCACACGATACCAAGGTCAGGCTTTTAATTGGATTGGGTTCGATGAGCTTACTCAATGGGCTAGCCCTTACGCTTGGGATTATATGAGATCTCGCTTGAGATCTGCACACTCTAACAAACTAGGTCTTTACATGAGGGCCACAACAAACCCTGGAGGAAGCGGTCATGCTTGGGTTAAAAAGATGTTTATTGATCCTGCGAGATCTAATGAGCCTTTCTGGGCAACGCATCTTGAGTCAGGCGAAACGATTACTTACCCTCAAGGACACAGTAAAGCAGGTCAGCCTCTATTTAAAAGACGCTTTATTCCTGCCTCTCTATTCGACAATCCGTACTTGGCTGACTCTGGCGACTATGAAGCAATGCTTCTCTCGCTTCCAGAGCATCAGCGCAAGCAGCTACTCGAAGGTAACTGGGATGTTAATGAGGGTGCCGCTTTCCCAGAGTTTGACCGCAAGATACATGTCGTGGACTCATTCGAGATCCCTGACTCTTGGGCAAGGTTTAGGGCTTGCGATTACGGTTATGGTAGTTACACTGGCGTTCTGTGGTTTGCTGTAGCACCTGATGAACAACTAATTGTGTACCGTGAGATGTATGTCTCTAAAGTTACAGCTTCTGACTTAGCAGATTTAATACTTGAAGCAGAAGCAAAAGATGGTACAATACGATACGGGGTGCTGGATAGTTCTTTATGGCACAACCGTGGCGACACTGGGCCTAGCTTGGCAGAGCAGATGAATCACAAAGGGTGCCGCTGGCGTCCGTCTGACAGGTCAAGAGGCTCACGTGTCGCAGGTAAAAACGAAATACATAGGCGTCTACAGGTAGATGAGTTTACTGATAAGCCTCGCCTTGTGTTTATGAATAACTGTACAAATACTATTGCACAGATACCTAGCATACCACTGGACAAGAGAAACCCAGAAGACGTAGATACCCATGCAGAAGATCACCTCTACGATGCACTGCGATACGGTATCATGACACGTCCACGCAGTAGTATATGGGATTACAACCCAGCAACACAACGCACAGGCTTTCAGGCATCTGATCCCAGCTTCGGCTATTAAGGAATATAAAACATGGCAGAAATCAATGATCTTTCGTTTGAGACTGACGAAGTAACCGCTGCAGAAGATACTAAAGACAGTATTTTTACAGAGGCTTCTAGTGTTGTGAGTTTTGTTAAACAGCGTTACTCACGATCTGAGGACTCTCGTTATACAGATGAACAGCGTTGGCTTCGTGCTTATCGTAACTACCGTGGTCTCTACAGTTCTGATGTGCAGTTCACAGACACAGAGAAGTCTCGTGTATTTGTTAAGGTAACTAAGACTAAGACGCTTGCTGCATACGGCTCTATCACAGACGTACTTTTTGGTAATAACAAGTTCCCTATGAGTGTAGACCCCTCCATTCTGCCAGATGGTGTAGCAGAGTCTGTACATATTAACGCTGACCCTAACGCAGCTGCTGCTGGGGATGCACTAAAGTCTGTTACAGAGCGCCCAGCGCCTAAGCCTTACTTGATTGGTCCTGACACTAAGCTTGAGCCAGGTGAGACGCTTGCAGACTTAGCACGGCGTATGGGTCCACTAGAGGATAAGCTCTCATCTGTAACTGATAAGATTGTTGAGGGTGACGGTACTACCCCTACTACAGTTACATTCCATCCTGCTATGATTGCAGCTAAGAAGATGGAGAAGAAGATACACGACCAGCTAGAAGAGTCTGGTGCTTCTATACATCTACGATCTATGGCATTTGAGATGGCTCTACTTGGCACTGGTGTCATGAAAGGTCCGTTTGCTGTAGATAAGGAGTACCCTAACTGGAATGAAGACGGTGAGTATGACCCTATCGTTAAGACAGTACCAGAAACACAACACGTGTCATGCTGGAACTTCTACCCTGACCCAGAAGCTGCATCTATGGATGAAGCAGAGTATATCATTGAGCGTCACAAGATGTCACGCACTCAGATCCGTGCTCTAAAGAGCCGTCCTTACTTCATGAAGGATGCACTAGACACTGCTATTGCTAAAGGCCCAGATTATGTGCAGAAGCACTGGGAAATGGCAATGGAGGATGACGATACACAGCCTGATTCAGAGCGCTGGGAAGTATTGGAATTCTGGGGTTTTGTTGATGTAAGTATCCTAGAAGAGAACGGCGTTAAGATACCACGTGAGTACAAAGATCTTGATGAGCTTAACTGTAACATATGGGTATGTAATGGTGAGGTACTACGCTTTGTACTAAACCCATTCAAGCCTGCACGTATTCCTTACTACGCTGTTCCCTATGAGCACAACCCATACTCTTTCTTTGGTATTGGTATTGCTGAGAACATGGATGATACTCAGACGTTGATGAACGGTTTTATGCGTATGGCTATTGACAACGCTGCTCTATCTGGTAACCTTATCATTGAAGTAGATGAGACTAACCTTGTTCCTGGTCAGGACTTAAGTGTATACCCCGGCAAGGTCTTTAGACGCCAAGGCGGTGCTCCAGGGCAGGCTATCTTTGGCACCAAGTTCCCTAACGTAGCACAAGAGAACATGCAACTCTTTGATAAAGCACGAGTACTTGCAGATGAAAGTACTGGATTCCCTAGCTTTGCACACGGTCAGACGGGTGTTAGTGGTGTAGGTCGTACCGCTTCTGGTATCAGTATGCTTATGTCTGCTGCTAACGGTTCTATTCGTGCAGTAGTTAAGAACGTAGATGACTATCTGATTCGCCCTATGGGTAAAGCTTTCTTTGCATTCAACATGCAGTTTGATTTTGACTCCTCTATTCGTGGTGACTTAGAGGTTCGTGCATCTGGTACAGAGAGCCTGATGGCTAATGAAGTACGGTCACAGCGCTTGATGCAATTCCTGCAGGTAGCACAGAACCCAGTACTGGCTCCTTTTGCTAAGATGGACTACATCATTCGTGAGATTGCTAAGTCTATGGATCTTGACCCAGACAAGGTTACAAACTCTATGCAGGACGCTGCTATCCAAGCTGAGATCTTAAAGGGCTTCCAGCAGCCACCACAGCCTGCTGTAGGGCCAGATGGCGTTCCTATGCCTCAGGGTAGCCCAGCGCCAGAAGGACAGGCTCCACAGGGCGTACAGGACACCACAGGGAGTGGCGGTGGGCAGATGGGCGTAGGTACAGCACCAACACCAGGTGAGCAAGGATTTAGTGGCAATGTCGCTTAAGCGAATAGTTAATGACAAAGAAGTATGGGATGCGTTTCTTGAAGAGCTAGAGGATCGCATCTCAGGAAACCATAGAAGTATGGAGAACCTCTCAGATACTGCTGAGATCTATCGCCATCAAGGTGCTATCAAAGCGCTGAGACAACTTAAGTACTTGAGGGATTACGTGAATGGATAATAGTAAAAACCAGATGGAGATGCTCTTTGATGAGGGTGGCATTGCAGATGATGGCATGAATGTCGATCCTGTGAGTGGTAACGAGATACCTCCCGGCTCTATGGCCTCAGAAGTACGTGATGACATCCCTGCACAACTAAGTGAAGGTGAGTATGTTGTACCTGCTGATGTACTGCGTTTCTATGGTGTTAAATTCTTTGAAGACTTACGATCAGAAGCTAAGCAGGGCATGTCTCAAATGGAAGCTGATGGGCGCATTGGTGGTGAGCCTGTAGGAATGGAAGACCCCCGTGAGGCAGAAAGTGCTCTAACACCAGAAGAGATGGCTGTACTACAAGAGATGGGTATGGCGGTAGGTGGTATGGTACCTCAGCCTACACAGAGTACAGACCCTTACATGCAACAACAAGCTATGTACCAGCAACCTGCTCCTGTAGCCGTTGGTAACGCAGGTTATAATGAAGGTGGCTTAGAGGACGGTACTGCTCCAGACGTTACACAGACTACGTTTGACCCCTCTATGTATGGTGCAGGTTTTAGCTTCCTATCACCGTCCACTCCTACTGAAGCAACACCTGCACCATCTACAGTGATGTTGTATAGCCCTGATGGTCTTACAACGCAGTCCTTTACTCTCCCTGCCCAGCAAACAGAGTATGACTCAAAGCTGGCAGCTGGTTGGAGTACTACACAGGTACAAACTCCTCAGGTTACAACACAAGCGGGTGGTAATGATGATCCACCTATTAAACCAGAGACAGGTGAACAAGGTAAGAAATTTAGCGAGATGAGTGGTGAAGAACTGCAAAACTCTCTAAATCAAAACAAAAAAGCACACACCCTTATGCAAGGTATGGCTGTAATTAATCCTATGTTAGGTATTGCTGGTCTCGCTGCAACTAGGTACGCAGAAAAACAGATACTAAAGAACATGGAAGCTAAGGGTATTAAGCCTGTTGAAGCTGCAGATGAGGGTGGTATTATTGATAGTATCACTAACTGGTTCTCTGAAACGTTTGGTACTAAGAAAGTTGCGGATGCTGTTGTTACACCTACAAGTACTGTTACTTCTGCATCATCTACACCTGATCCTAAACCGCAGGGTGGCGGTAGTAGCGACAGTGATACAACCACAACAGCTGTGACCGCTGCTAAAAAAGCTAGTGATAATAAAACAAAGGCAGCTACTGTAAAAGCTACAAACAAAGCATCTGGACTAGGAGCGCAAACTAAAAAAGGCAGTATGGCAGGGTCTAAATCTGGATTTTTTGATAAACCTAGTTCAAATGCACAAACCAAAAAAGGAAGTACATCAGGTTCTAAATCAGGGTACTTTGACTAATAACTAATAAGACTACCATAAAACAATAAGGCTACCCAGCTACGGCTGGCCCCAACATAAGGAAATACAATGTCAGAAGCTTTAATCCAAACGGACTCAGTGTCCCATAAGCGCAATCTCTCTCGTGTAGAACGTGATGAGGCAGAACTAAAAGAACTGCTCAAGCAAGCAGGGGTAACGCAAGATGAAACAGAAGAAGAAGCTGTTGAAGCGGAACCCGATAGCTCAGAGTCTAGCGAACCCCCAGTTCAGGCAGAGAGTTCTACCAAACAAGAAGAAGAACCACAAGCCGAAGCACAAGAAGATGAAGAGCTAAGTGCGGAAGAGAAGAACTTTAAGAAGCGTTACGGTGACCTACGGCGTCACACTCAGGAGAAAGAGAAAGAGTTTCAGGCAAAGCTTGATAAGCTGACTTCTCAACTAGATGCTGCTACAAAGAATGAGCTTGTACTACCTAAGTCAGAAGATGAAGTAGAGGCTTGGGCTAAGAAGTATCCAGACATTGCAGGTATCGTAGAGGCTATTGCTGATAAGAAAGCTAGTGAGCGTTCCTCTGAGCTTGATGGGCGTTTAAAAGAGATCGAAGCTTTACGCACAACTGCTAAGCGTGAGAAGGCAGAAGCAGAGTTACTCTCCCTTCACCCTGACTTTCAAGAGATTCGTGCTGATGATGCGTTCCACTCTTGGGCAGAGAAACAGCCTAAAGTGGTACAGGATGCTCTATATGAGAACAGTGAAGACGCTAAGTCTGTTGCACGAGTAATTGACCTTTATAAGTCAGATCAAGGTATTAAGACTAAGAAGGTGTCTAGCTCTGATAAAGCAGCTGCATCCTCAGTCAAAGCTAAAGGACGAGCAGCACCCGACACAGATGATTCATCTAAGTATATCACTGAGTCGCAGGTAGCTAAGATGTCTATCAAGGAATACGAGAAGCGCATGGATGAGATCTTTGATGCTCAGCGCTCTGGTAAGTTTATTTACGATGTATCAAAGAAATAAGTTGACAATACTTGTATCGTAAGTAAAACTATAGGTATGTACAGTGTCAGGCATTAACTGCCTGTACATGCTTTTCACTAAGCACTAGCCACACGAAGAACTACCTCTGAGTATAGGCCCAGCGCTTGAAGGACGGCCATCCTGATAGCAACGCTGACTACCCTAAGACAACGAGCCTCTTTTAATGTGGATATGTAGTGTCTAAATCTCACGCCATATCTATAAAGGAGAATTATTATGGCTATTGGAACCGCTGGTGGTGGGTTTGACGGGAACTTCTCCCCGATTATCTACTCCAAACAAGCACAGATTGCACTTCGCCGTGCAGCTGTAACTAACGCAATCACTAACAACTCTTACTTCGGT